CACTAGGTGGACAATCTTTAGCTGGTAACGCTCCGGCGTTGTATGTGTACACGACTGCTGACGCACATACAGACGTTGATGGCTCTGGCTACTTTAATGATCTTGCCGACACACTGAAGGTCGGTGACATGATTATTGTTCACGGTTCCACTGGCGGTACTCGCACAGTAACTATGCACATTGTAGTATCAAACGCCTCTGGCGTTGTTGATTGCTCAAATGGCACAGTTATCGGCGTAGTAACCGACAGCGACTAATAATAGTGGGGCGGCGCAAGCCGCCCCATTTCCCTATTTTGGAGTGGCGTAATGGCGCAGGGCGATACCAAACTATCTATATGTTCCGAGGCTCTGATCATGCTGGGCGCTGCCCCGCTTTCATCGTTTGCCACCGGCACCGATGAAGCGCAAGTGGCTGATCGTCTTTATGACGATATCCGCGATACTATTTTAATGCAGTACCCATTTAGTTGGTCTGTTAAAAAAGTTAAGTTAGGCCGCTTGGCTAGCACCCCTATTAATGAGTGGAAATATACCTATGCGCTGCCGGGCGATATCCTTGGCAACCCAAAAGCTGTATTTAATGTTGGCGCTGTTGGAGCGCTGCCAGTGCGAGATTTTGAGATCTACAGTCTTGGCCTTTACACAAATTACGAAGAGGTTTGGATTGATTACCAGTTCCGACCAACAGAGGCCGTCTTCCCACCTTACTTTGTGCGCTTGTTAAAGACAGCGCTAGCGGCTGACTTTGCCGAGCCGGTAACCGACCAGCTTACTAAGGGGGATTATTATCACCAAAAGGCATACGGTGCGCCATCAGAAAATATGCGTGGCGGGCTGTTGCGTGTTGCTATTAACATTGACGGCGCTGACCGCCCGGCTCAGACAATACAAGAGTTCCCTATTTCCGATATAAGGTTCTAGCATGAGCCGGATTATTCAGATCCAAAACGATTTTACCAGCGGCGAGTTAGATCCAAAGCTACGCGCTAGGACTGATATTGACCAGTATAGCTCTGGCCTGACCACTGCGCGTAATGTTAGCATTCAGCCGCAAGGCGGGGCAAAACGCCGTGACGGCACTAAGTTTATTGCCGAGCTAGATAGCGGGGCAGGCACCGCAGTTCGTATGGTGCCATTTGAATTTAGTGTTTCTGATAGCTATATGCTGGTGTTTACCCCCGGCAAAATGTATGTCTTTAAGGATGGCGCACAGATCACAGCCATTAACGGCGGCGGTAATGATTTCTTAACAGTGGCTGCGGTAACATCAGCTATATTACCAGAAATGAATTGGGTGCAATCTGCTGACACAGTTATTGTGGTGCATGAGGATCTTGAGCCAATAAAAATTGTGCGCGGCGCTACAGACGCAGACTGGACAGCTAGCACGATTGATTTTGATCACATCCCAAAATATGCGTTTGAGTTTGATGTTCACAGCCCACAGTTTACGATCACACCATCCAGCACAGTTGGAAACATTACGATCACAGCTAGCGCAGTAACAACCGACACTGGCACGGCTCAGGCCGGTGGGGCTAATACCATAACGCTAAAATCTGCGTCCAACTACACGCTAGATGATGAGCCTAATGGTATGTTTATCGAAATTACGGCTGGCACTGGGTCAGGGCAAAAGCGCCACGTTGAGGACTACGTCGCATCGACCAAGGTGCTGACCGTCTACCCGGCGTGGGACACTGCGCCTGATGGCACATCTCAGTATAAAGTGACCGCTTTTAGCACAGCGGCTGAAGGCGAATATGCCGCAGTTGATAGCGGTTTTGGTCGTGCGCGTTATGTTGAGTATGTCAGCGATACAGAAATGAAAGCCTACGTTGAAATACCCTTTTTTGATACAACCGGGATTACTCAAGGCAAATGGAATAGCGAACACGGTTACGAAGAGGTTTGGTCATCGACACGCGGCTGGCCTCGCAGTGTAACATTTCACGAAGGCCGTTTGTATTTTGGCGGTAGCAAAGGTCGCCCATCAACATTGTGGGGTAGCCGCGTATCTGACTTTTTTAACTTTGATCCCGGTGAAGCGCTTGATGATGCGGGCGTTGAGGCGACACTAGATACCGGCACCTTCAATGCTATTGTCGATATTTACTCTGGACGCCATTTGCAAGTGTTTACAACTGGCGCTGAGTTTTATGTGCCACAAGCGCTGGATGAACCTATTACGCCAACAAATATGATTGTAAAGCAGCAAACAGCCTTTGGTATGAAGCCGGGTATCAGGCTGCAAAACGTCGATGGCTCAACGCTATTTATTCAGCGCCAAGGAAAAGCGCTGCAAGAATTTATTTACAGCGATACCGTGCAAGCCTACACGTCAGCCAAGATATCATTACTGTCGTCGCATCTGCTAAAGACGCCGGGCGAGATGGCTGTGCGTAAAGCAACAGGTACTGATGAAGGCGACCGCCTACTAATCGTAAATGATGACGACGGCAGCATTGCTTGCTATACGCTGTTGCGAAGCCAGAATGTTATCGCGCCATCTGAGTGGATAACCGATGGCGAGTTCTTAAATATTGGCGTCGATGTTGATGACATTTATACTGTAGTCAAGCGCACAATAAATAGCAGTGATGTTTATTATGTCGAACTGTTTGACGCTGACGCATTACTTGATTGCTCTAAAACTGGCGGTGCCGCATCCAGCGTGACTATGGATCACCTTGAAGGCGAAACCGTAAAAATTATTCGCGACGGCGTTATTGAGCCGGATCAGGTTGTACCCGCCACGCCTTTTACGGTGACGTTTGGAACGGCGGCAACCACAAGCCATCAAGTAGGCATCAACTTTACGCCAGAGGTAAAGACATTGCCGGTTGAGCCTCGCTTGTCTAGCGGGTCTTTGAAGGGGTTTAAGAAGCGCATTTTTGAGGTGAATGCAGAATTATTTGAAACACAATCGCTGACCATCGACGGCAAGCTGGTTCCTTTTAGGCGATTTGGTTCCGGCGTTCTTGGTGGGGCTGTTCCTGAGTACACTGGTATCAAAACGCTACATTCTATGTTAGGTTATACATACGATGGTCAAATCACAATTGGTCAAGAGGTGCCGTTAAAAATGACGCTGCTTGGCATTGATTATAAAGTGAGTGCAGGGCAATGAGTGGTGCGGGATTAGGTGGAGTAGGATTGGCGCTGGCTGGTGCTAGCGCCTTTATGCAGTACAGAGCCGGGCAGACGCAGTCTGCTGCTTTGCAAGCGCAAGCCGGTTACACGCGGCTACAAGCCCAACAAGAGGCATTAAAGCAAAAACAGCAGGCTGTTGCGGTAATGGATAACATGATAGCCACAGCAGCGACCATCAACGCTTATGGTGGTATTGGGCTTGGCAATGTGGACAACCTAAAGAAAGCAGCGCGGGCAAAGGGCGTTAAGGAATTATACACCGTTAAGAATAATGAGATTATCGCTTTGCGTGGCGGTTATATGCAGGCTGATCAATATATGTTGCAAGCCAGCGCAGCTAGTCAGGCTGGCTTTGCCGCTGCTATCGGCACGTTTGGGTCTGGGTTAATGATGCAAACGAGTATTGCTTAATGGCTAGGTCACTAGAATATAGGCCGCTTGGCGTTGGCATCGCATCGCTGCCCGGCGTTAACTTTGTTGCGACTGGAACCGCGCAAGCTAGAGTGGCAAACACAATCGCGCAATCGCTTGACCAAATGTCGCGGTTTGCTTTCCAACAGTACGAGATACAAGCAAAGATTGAGGGCGCTGAGTTTGGCGCTGCCAACGCGCCGAGCATTGTTGACCTTATTAAGGCTGAGGATGCTGAGGCTAGAAAAGCGCTAATACCCGGCAGCACCGAAACCGTGCGTGGCAGAGCAGAGCGGCAGGCGGCGCTAAACACTGTTGCGGCTAATCTTGAGATAACAGCGCGTGATGCAATCAAGCAAATAGCTGTTGAGGGTCATGTAAACTTTACAAATGTTGTTGATCTTCAAAGGCAGATTGACGGCGTTATTAATGGCTTTAGTGGCGCGATGACTGATGTTGATCCAGCAACCGGCGCTAAATTGCGCCTTGGCCTGTCAACTATCGGCAACACCGCCTATACAACTCACGTTAAAATGATGGCTACGAAAGCCGAAGAGCAAGCTGAATATATTGCCAAAAGAGGCGCGGATCAAATTATTGATGACATACCGGGTATGGTCTTTACTCAAGCGTCCAGAGGCCTAGAAGAAATGGCAGGCCATATCCTCAAGCAAAGAGAAAAATTGGTCAGCTTTGCTGATGAAATTGAAGATCCAGCGTTTTTAGTAACCTCAATGGAGAATTTTGACAAGGCTGTTAGCGACGCCAAAATAAACGCCATAGGCGAATATGTTTTGCGTGACCCGCTAAAAAACAGCCAAGAAATCTTAGATACATTAAACACTGGCAAGATGAAAATCACAGATAATGCGGTTGCAAATATTGCTGTGTCTCTTAACGCTGAAGAGCGCCTTGAGGCTTTTAAAAGATCAAACACCGCAATCAATGATGTATATGCAAGAGAGGCACAGCAAGATGCAAGAGATGAGCGCCAGAGAAAAGCCGCTGCAAGAGATTTAGAAGTTGAGCTTACTGGATTTTTAATTGATGGCGACGCTGATGATAAGGTTGTCCGGGAAAAGATAATTGAGTTGCGTAATATAGACCCCGATAAAGCATCAAAGTTTAATGATGCGTATTTTGTGAAGGGTGGCAATGATAACCCAGAAACATTGTTGCTTTTAGACCAAAAGGGTATGGATCGGTTTTTGACCACTACAGACATTTTAGATGCGCGAGCAGCCAGAAAAATAACGCTAGATAGCGCTAGAAAATATTTGACTGTAATAAAATCTAACAGAGATGACTTTAGAACGCAGGCTATCAACAGGATTAAACGCGCGTTTGGCATCCCTGATATTGGAATGTTAACGCTTGATCCGACAAGTGAGAGAAGTGAGGCCGCTAGGTTTGTGATGGATGGCATAGTTGAGTTAGACGCAGCCATTAGACAAACCCCAAATCTAGATCGGATCAAATGGGCTGATGGGTTTATTGAGCGCGGCAACGTGCAAAAGCGTTTGGAGGATGAGCTAAAGCCAGCGCTAAATGCTATTTTCACAATTAAGCGCGACCAATTAGGAATGAAAGACGCAAAGACAGATACTGAGGATGAGCTTGATGCACTCATATTAAAATCATCTAGTGTTTTAGAAAACAGCAAAAGGCATCAACAAAACCACAACAAACTATTGGATGCGGTTGCTACTGTTAAACGCATTCGGGCGGCACTTGAACAATGACCGATATAGCACAAGAAATGATGAACACTATCATCGCGGCTGAAAGCGGCAGGTCAATTGAGACTGTACGCGACGACACCGGCAGCTACCGTATGCGCCTCGTTGTTGACAGAGATATGATTATGGAGCAAACGCAGGCGCTTGGCCCCGGCGACGTTTTTGGTGGGGGCGCAAAGCCAGATATTTTTTCGCTAGGTCAAGCATCCGACGCGCCAATTACTGAGGCTGAGGTTAGCGGTACGCAGCTTGGCGCTTTTGTGGGCGTTCCCTCTGCTGTAGTAACAGGGGTGCCAGATCTTTTTGCTTTAGGCCTTGGCGGCTTAAAAGCAGCTTTGGCAGAAAAGGGTCAGGGGTGGGATGAGTTCCAAAAAGGATGGAGCGCCATATCCGGCACACTTGGCTCTGAAAAAGCCGGTGAATTGTTT